GCCATCATCTGCCGCTGTATAGACACCGGAAACGGCCAAACTGCCGTTCTTCAAGATAAGTTCGAGCGTCTTATTGATGGTTTTTACATCCGGCATAGCCGTGATCAGTGGGCCACGGCCATAGACTTCACCGGAAACCTTCATATAACGCGTCACGATCCACGGTGACATCTTCATTTCACGATAGACAACCATCGACTTGGTCTTCTCATGGATCACATAATAGCAATAAACCGACCGTTCTTTGTCAAAAACCGTCGCTTCAAGCAGTTCGACATCATCTGTCGGCTTGCGATCAATCTGCTGCTGAAGGATTACTGGAACATTCGCATCTGGCCACTGGAGAGAGATAGAGTCACCCTTCAGTTTCATCTTGCGATAGACGTTATCGACCGTGCCATGTGGTCCTTCTTCGAGCGAAACGAGATATTGCGGAACCGCCGTAAAGCGAATCGGAGCCTTATCATCGCCCGGCTGAATGAGCATTACTGATGTGCCGACAGCCAGATCAAGAAGAAACTCTGACATCGACAAGTCAAAGTTTGTTTGACGCAGCATATTGAACATACGCTCGTTATAGAAATCGAGAACTTTCTGAATCTCTGCACGACGACCTTCTGGGATCGCGTTACCAGCTTGTAAGCGACACCAAGCCCGATAGGGAGGGAATAGACTTGATTGGATGCGGTTAGCAAACCTCTGGGTAGAATGAATGGCGGTCGAATCGAAGACCTTTTGCATCTTCTTCTGGCCGGGAACGCCACCTTCATAGTTCCCGTCATAAAGGTTTCTCTGCGGGAGCGCGTATTCGTAGCACTCCTGATAGATCGTGCGCCATTCGTCCTTCTTGGATGCGGCCAAGGAAGCGCGTTTGATTACGTTTTCAACACTCATCTTGGCCATGATACCCTCACTTCTTCTTGAATTTGCCAGCTTTTGACAAAGCAATAGCGACAGCCTGTTTCATTGGCTTGCCGCTTTTCATTTCTGTCTTGATATTCTGCGAGATTACCTTCTGTGACGAACCAGATTTAAGAGGCATCTTTCTTCTCCTTCATCATGGAAGCGCGCATATTGTCGATCAGGTTCGGATATGGCCGACCAGCCTTCTTTGCCATGCGCTTTGCGTGTTCTTTCTGCTCAGCCGTGAGCTTCTTGCTCTTGCCGAGAGACTTCGGACGCTCTTTATCCCAGACCTTTTTCATGATCAGTCCTTCATGTTCTTGATACGCGCACTCAAGGCAGCGGCCTTCTTCTTCGCATCAGCGGTTGAGGTTGCTCCCCAAGCCCTTAATGCAAGAAGTTTCCGAGTCGGGCGACCTTTCTCATCACGATCTGGACCTTTGACACCAGCCATTCTAGCCAAGAAACTAGCTTTGCGACCAAGTGCCTCGCGTGATTTAGGAGCGCCTTTGACAGGGGCCTTGAGATTAGAACCTTCAGTGCGCTTAAAGAAAGCTCGACCAGCGGCATTGAGTCCACCTTTCGGGTTCTGATACTTCTTGGCGACCATTAAAGACCACTCAGCTTAACGGGTAGCCCGGTCTCCGGTGCAATTCTCTCTGGTGAAAGCAACTGGCGATAGCCACCGCGTGTCCGAGCGCGGATAGAGGCAGCTAAAGCGCGGCCCTGTTCGCCCTCTTGAGCGGCTAAACGCTCTTCTTGCTTTTGCTGAATTTCCATCTGGCGTTGTTGGGCAGCCGAAGAACCACCGTCACCTCTATCGAACCCGAGTGCTTGTGCTATGAATCCCATGATTCAACCTCTTGAAGATATGAGCATCACATCCGTCTGGTGCATACGCCTCTAGAAACGCCTCATGGCGAAATCCGATCAACTCTGCCCAGCGCAGTGCACTAGGATTATCATCTCTGACGGTTATCTGCAAACGCCGTATAAACGGAAGGTTGGCAATATGTGTTATCATACGCCTACTTCCTCTAGTAAATGTCACTATATTGGCCTCTGCGAAGCGAAAATCCTTAAAGACTGTCACTTCCCAGTGCCCAGACCAGAGATTGAACAGCAAGTAGGAAGCGACTGGCAGCCCATCTATTAGGATAGAAAAGGCATAAAAATTGTTAGCGTATGCGACAACAAGGTCATCAAAGTTGTCGTATGCCTTGATCGTCCTCTGATCGAGTTCGGATAGCTGCATTGCGTGGATATGTTCCACATGAAACGGCGCAATCATCCACGTTACTGGAAACCGAGCCGCGTCAATAATGTCACGATCAGGCATCATGCGAATATGTCAAAGTCCGTGTTGGCTTGTGCGGTCGAGAACAGTTTGCCACCGATGTGATGGCCACGGGTCAAAGTCCTAAACTCGCCACCGCCAAGCATAAGATAGCCAAAAGCGTCCCCGATATGAGAATGTTCATTCTTGTTCGGTGCATCACGGAATCTATCTGTGCCTCCACCGACTCCCACTCTCTTAAAATGGTATCCCCCGGCGAGACTTTTTCTGAGTCTTTGGCATCCTGAGTCGATGATAAGTCCGGGTTTTCCATCTATGAGCCTCTGCATGGGTAGTGCGCCAGCTTCACGGCGAACCATAAAGTCGTTTGATGCGGTCGGCTGGGCATTTAGGCCGAGGGTTCGCAAGTAATCGAAGGCTGTCACTTCGAAAATACCGTCACGGGCCACACCCGCTGGATCGCCCCAGATGAAGAGTTGAGCCTTTGGGAAGTGGGTCATGACATCGTGCATCATGATCTGGCCGAATCTTTCGAGGCCCATCGAGAACGAGACGATTTCGTGAAGGATATGCCAGCGTCCATTACGCATCTTCTGGCCGAAGACAGCCGCAGGAGTAAGCCCGAAGTCGAGCCCGATCTGGAGAGGTATTGATGGATCATAATCGAGCTTATCAACCACCATAAGGGTGTCTGAATACTCTGGCCAGACCTGTTTTCCTTCTTGGACATAGACATATTGGCCCCCGACATAGCATTTGATCCAGTCTAGGTTCTTGCCACCGAGTTGTTGCTCATAATAGCCGGGCGGAAGGTTGTTCGTGTTCTCTGCCTGATCATTCAGTATCCAGTGTCTGCCTGCCGCTGGTATAGCGTTTGGGTGGTCGGCTGGAACTTCGACCATTCCGGGTGGCTGTTTGAAGAATTTCCACTCATATTTGCCACGAATCGGCTCTTTTTCTGACAATCTATACCACCAATGGTCGGTATCCATCGGGTTGGTATCGGCCCAGATGCCACGCCAAGTCGGTCCACCATGCAGTTTAGTCGGGAAACGGCCCACGCGGTGTGTTAGGCCTTGAATAACAGCTAGCGGGAGTTCTCTTGCCTCGTTCACCCAAGCGCCAGTGAGTTCGAGAGACAGGAGTTTACGAACATCTTTTGGCTGATCTAGGGCTAAAAATATAACTTCGCAGTCAACGCCGGGTATTCCGTCACGGCCCGGCAGCTTCAGATGGTGGGTAATGGGCGGAGACCAGCGCATTGGTCCCCATACATCCTCTGGAAACAGGTTTTGCCATGTTTTAATCGTAGTTGTTCGCAATTCAGGATACGAGTTACGGACGATGACGAAGCGGGTATAGCGCGTATTATCGACCGGAGACGGCTTTTGCTGGACGGCTTTTAGGAATATCTCGGCAGCGCAGGCATAGCTTTTGCCTGACCCCACAGGGCCGAGGAGACCACGGAAGAAGGCATCGTTATTCAGGAACTTCCAAGTGGTTGGAGCCTGAGAGAAGTCGAGGTCTAGGCCAGCGGCAGCAAAGGATTCAGCCGCCTCATTCCGTGATTTCTTCTTCGGGGCTTTCATGTTTGATCTCATAGGTTGTTGTGGACTGTGGGCCACGGATATTGATGCCGAGGATAGATGGCTTGTTGTCGTCCGAGCCAGCTTCTAGCAGGCCATGGTGCTTACTAAGTAACCTAAGTGCAGAAATCTTGTCGTGCATTTCGACTTCAATGGCGTTGCCATCACGGGTCGGTGTGACTTTGACCTTCTTGATCGACTTCTGAACGTGCAAAGGCAAGTCATAGGAGTT